TAAAGGTAGAGCTTCTTATAACAAGGGTCGTACAAAGACCGGTAAGAAAAGAAACTTAAAAGCACCAAGTAAAAAGGTAGGCAACAAACGTAGAGCTAGTTTCTGTGCGAGAATGAAAGGCATGAAGAAGAAATTAACTTCAGCTAAAACTGCAAGAGATCCTAACAGTAGAATTAATAAATCTCTTAGAGCTTGGAACTGTTAATGAAACGTAAGACTTGGGTCAAAAGAGAAACAGTTAGACTTTGTGGTTATTGTGAAGAATGTAATAAAGAACTATTGAGTAATGAGGGTGGATGGATTATAACTCATACCAAGAAATATTTTTGCCATGATGGTAAAGATGGTTCTTGTTTTGATAATTATTGTGAACGTAAACTAATGGAGAAACAACATGCCGGGATATAAAAAGAGCAAAGGTAAACTAACAGCTAAACAAAAAACTTTACCATCTTTTTTAAAAAAAAAGATAATGAAGTCTAAATCTAAAAAGAAGAAGTAATGAAAAAAGGTTATCACAAAACTAAATCTGGTAAGACAGCTAAAAAAGGTTTGTACTATAATATTAACAAACGTAAGAAAGCTGGTACATCAAGATCCAAAAAGAAATCTACTATTAGTTCTAAGGCTTACAAGAATATGAAGTCTGGATTTAAAAAGTAAATATTTTTTTTAATTTTAAATAACAAACAGCTTTGCATTTAGAATGCTTGTGCATTAATTAATTAAATCTAAATATTCATTCCAGATAGTTTGTTCCGGACCCCAAAATCTTTCCTTCTTAGCTTTCATTTGTATTGAGTGTAATACTGTAGTGTGATCCTGTCCAAAGTATCTACCAATATTTGTTAGGTTCATATTGTATTTATCATTTAAAATATTGTGTATAATATTTCTTGCACGAACTACATCTTGAGTTCTACATTTACCCATTAAAGTTTTCTTGTGCACCTCATACTTAACACACACTTTATTAATTACAGAATCTACAATCGTAGGATTAATATTTCTAAACTGATAGTTAATAATTTTTCTTGGTCTGTATTCTTTATTTTTTTTTATATGTTTCTTCGCTAGTTTATAGCCATTCTTAAAAGCATTTTTATAAATTAGTTTTTCTTTTTTTGATAAGTTTGAATATTGACCAGCCATCATAGCTAATCTTAATTCTTTAAAGATTTCTCTTTGTTTTAAAGTCATAAGTCCCCTACGTTTTCCTTCAGTTTTTTTTAATAATTAAATTAATAAGTTTATGTTCTCATTAATTCTTCTTTTGTCTGCTCTATTTGCCAGATTAAATCAAAAGAATCTCTTTGCTTTTGCTCAACCTCTCTCTTAGCAGCTAAATATTCCTCATGCTTTTTCGCTTGAAGATCCTTCAGCTTCTGCAGACGCAATCTGATCTGTTCCATCATGCTCCTTTTTTACTGTTGTAAAATCAATCTTTAAATTTTTGATCTTACATTCTACAAACTCTCCATTATTGGAATTGTTTGCAGCCTTCTTTACATCATCAAATAGTTCAATCATCTCGAATGAACATTCTCCATTGATAATTCTTTTGTATTTTTTCACACTTTATCCTTTTTGGCAACCTCTTTTTTGTGTATTTCTTTAGTCATTTTATTGTACACACTAAGGTCCAAATAGTTATCTGCTTTGAAATTTTTAGTTGATCTGTATAGTTTTAGAGCCATCATTAATTGACCTACTTGGTGTGGTTTAATTCGTTTTTTCAAACTATCAAACAAGATAATTGTAAACATTTCTGCTAACATTACAAAGTTTTCTTGATAGTTACCATAATCTTTCTGGCGATCATCAATAATTTTCTTTTCAATTTCTTGATCTATATCTGTTATTTTCTTATCCATATTGAGAGAGGTGTCTTGGGGAAGAAAACTACTGAAAGGGAACTAGAAAGAAAAAACTCCCCCAAGACTAGATACAAATTAATTAAAACTTGTATGATTGTTTATTACCATAATTAGGTTTACTTTGAAACCCTTTATTTGGAGTTGCAGGTTTATCGGTATTGGAAGTAGGTGGTGAAATCTTGACAGTTAAACCAACAACATTCCCCCCTTGATCTACTTCATCCCAAGCGCACTGGTTCCACCAACTACCATCTGCCATCTTCACACCTTTGGTCCATTTCTTTCCTTCCGGTGCATTTTCATTTGGTGGTGCTACCCAATCCGGTTGTTTAGGTTCACTCTTGTTTGGGTTTCTTACAAGATTACACCATACTACATCTTCACTCATTGTTTTCTCCTTTGTTATCATCAGCTTTGCTGACCATTTGTTAGTTGATATTCACGAGTTTCGGCAATGTCTGTTACCTGTCTATATGCTCGTAAATTATTTCTCATTAGAAAATCAACATCCTTTCTAATTAAATCTTTAACTTCATTAAATTCAGCTAAAGAGTTAGTTGCTTTCAAAGCACGTTTCATTTCTTCTACATCTATAGTATCATCCATATATGTAGGTTCTTCGACAGATTGCTCTGTAGAATCTTGTTCAAATGGTTTTGGATCGTAACCATCTTCATCTTTGATACCTGTTTTAAGATTTAATAAATTTAAGAACGCATATTTTCTTGAGTATGACATAGCATTTCCGGTCCCAAACTTATCAAGGTTTCCAAATGCAGAGCAACCATCAACAAGTATATGTTGTGTTGGATCATCAACATCATAAACTTTCATAGTGCATACGACCATTACTTGTTTTATATTTGGTACTATCTCTGTAAGATAATTACAGGTCGCATACAATCCATTGTCAAGCAATGCTTGTGTAGCTACCTCTTGAACCTTGTCGTGCAAGAGTGGATTGAAGCGCATCCCATTTAATTTTTCAGCTTTCTTAACTGCACCTGCACTTAAACAGGCAGCATGTAACTTTTGATATATATTTTTTTTTGTCATGTTTTTATTCCCCATAGTTTAGTTATTAGTTGTAATTGTTCTGGTGCCAAATCTTTATAATAAAAGTAATGGTTCATGTCTGGTGGCTCACACATCAATGCAAGTTCAGATAAATTACCTTTGCAAAACATAATCATACGTTCCCAAAGAATAATTTTTTCAACCATCTTAAAGTATAAGTGCTCCAGATGTTCCTTCTTCATTAGCTCATGCGATTGATCAAAGATGATATGATCTTTGTCATTTACATAAATTAAATATGGTACCTTCTTGGTAGTCATATAATAAAATGAAGTCTGTGTTAGGTTATCCATTGCAGGTTCAGTGGGTAACTCTTGTGTGCTCATGCTCCACTCATCCTTGTTCTTAACCTTTCTAATGTTCGGTGGTTTTGTTTTTAATTCTATAAATAATTTTTCTGTAAGATAATCTACTCTACCGGTAATCGGTTTGATCATAGTAAATTCTTTGTGATCAACATATTTTTCGCAAACTAATTTATCAGTTCCTACTAAATCTTTCACTACTTTTTTTGTAATCCCTATGCAATCGTGTGCATAACTTACCATTTCTTTTCTTGCATACTCATCCTTTTTATCTACCGGATCTTTTTTATTTATTTCTTCTAGCTCTTTATTAAAACTTACATTATAATCCCGGTCCCATTCTGTAACTGCAGCAGTTTTTGATTTGTATAAAACATCTGCAATCAATCTTTGCACTGTATTGTTTACAAGATTTCCAAAGTTAGGTTTGTATCTCCATGACCAAGACCTTCTAATTTTTTCCGGGAAAGTATATTGAATTATATTCTTTGCAAAAGGTGTAGAGGTTGAAGTGTAGGACCAATGATTTAAACCATCACCACCATTGAATATTGAAAATGCTTCTTCTATTAATTGTTCTTTTGTTTTTTCTCTAAGTTTCATAAGTTCCTTTAGTTTTTCCACTATCTATACACATATTTTTTTTGTTGTAAAGAAAATAATATAATATATATAGATACATATCAGATAAAGAAAGGACTTATGACACTCGAAGAATATCGCAAAAAGAAAGGGTTATCCTACTATAATTTTGGACTTGAGCTTGGCATTGTAGGTGTACAAAATCCCGGCACGTCAGTTCAAAGGTGGTGTTTAACTGCTAAAGTAAAAAGATTTCCGGATCCAGATATGGTAAAGAAAATTTTAGAAGTAACTAACAATGAAGTAACACTAGAGGATTTGTACAGTGCTTGGTACGAAAAAGTTTAAATACAAAAGAGTAAAAATTATTTGGCAAGATATTGTATCTTCATCTGATTGGACCACTCTTGAGAAAGCTAAAGAACAAACGTACAGTTGGTGCGAGGACACAGGCTACTTGTTACACAAGGACCCAAAGAAAGTTATCATCTTTGCTTCGCATAGTTTTGATGATGATGGTTCACTTACAGTTGGTAACACCACAGTATATCCAAGATCGGTTGTGAAAAAAATTGAGGTTTTAAAATGACATACAGTGGTATGTTTGATGAGGTTGATTGTAAATTTGAATTAAAACGAGCTAAGAAGTATATCAAAAAACAATCTGATATTATACTAGCACTTGAAAAAAAATTAGAAGAAAAAGAAAACGAAATACTAATGATTAAAAAGAAAGGGAAAAAATGAAAGTTCTAGTAGCTTGTGAATATTCTGGTATTGTAAGAGATGCTTTTGCAGCTAAAGGTCATGATGCTTGGTCTTGCGATATACTTTCAACTGAAAGTCCAGGTAATCATTTGAAAGGAGATGTATTAGAACATCTTAATAAAGGTTGGGATCTTATGATTGCTCATCCACCTTGTACACATCTTGCAGTAAGTGGTGCTAGATGGTTTACAGAGGGAAAGAAACCTTGGTCATTACAAACAGAAGCATTAGATTTTGTTAGAAAATTATTAGATGCACCTATAGATAAGATAGCATTGGAAAATCCAGTAAGTGTTATCTCAACTAAAATAAGAAAACCAAATCAGATTATTCAACCCTATCAATTTGGTCATAATGTATCTAAAAAAACTTGTTTGTGGTTAAAAAATTTACCTAATCTTAAACCTACAAAAATTGTAGAACCAGATATGATAAATATAAATGGTTATAAAATGAGTAGATTTCATTATGATACTTTTAGATTACCAAAAAAAATAAGAGGAAAAGTTAGAAGTAGATTTTATGAGGGAATTGCAGATGCTATGGCAGATCAATGGATTTAACAGAAAGGAAAAAATGATTGATGTATTTTTAGGCGCACCCATAGAATTACAGGTGTTGCTATCATCTTTGTTACTTGCTTTAGCTTGGAGTATCTTTAGGAACTAATGGCACGTTGGACTTATGCGTTTTCCAATGGCAATTATAATGATTGGCATAGGAAATACGAGGGTATAGCTATGATTGATATTGATAGTGTCGAGGTTTGTCCTCGTTGCTACGAGCCACTTGCTATACTTGAAACTTGTTATGATAAAGGACAGAAATATAAGGCTACAAACCTTGTAAAGACCCTCGCTAGTCGCCTAAATATACCCTGTTTTTTAGTTTTCTATAGAAATCTGACCCCAACTACCCTAACGTTTAGAGTTAAGCGAATAACAAGCTCTCACACAGAGTTTGAGCTGATGAATGAGGACCAATGGCTGTCCATCTTGCTAGACCTCCAACAAAATCACAGAAAATATTGTGCAAACTAGAGGTTTTATACACATAACGTACAAATTGTACTTCCATCTAAACAGATTGTCCGGTCAAAAGAAATCTAACTGTCTAAATGTATTTATGGCACTGATGAAGCACTGTTGGAAGAAGAATAATTATTCTGCCGGACTTCGACACATGACTTTAGTTAAAGATACTAACTTATCTAGGTCCACAATTAAAAGATCATTGGATACACTAGAGAAGATGAATGTTATCCACTCTATTAAAGGTCGCAGTGGTAAAACCTACTCTATTAATCAATTATTCATTAAAAATGAGGGTCTATTTCAAGGTAGCTCAAATCTACACACCTCAATGTCTAAATTTGAACCACCTAATGCGCAAATAAGAGCTACATTAGTAGATACATTAGAAGTATATACTATAGAAAATATAATTAGAGATAATAGAGGTAATCAACAAGCTATAGTAGACAATTTAGCGAAGCTCCCCCTTGCACAGCTTAATTCAGATACTAAAAATCCATACTATATAAAACTTGCTAAAGAAAGAAAGGCTGAACTGGACCGGGAAAGTAAAGCAAGTTATGTACACCCTCAAAAAATATTAGCTGAACTCTCTAAGATAAGTAAGAACAATAACCCTAGATACAGAGAGAAGGTTGAATATAATAAACGTAACAACCTAGACTACAAAGGAAGACCAAAGAAATAGTTATGCCGGGTAGACCAATGCGTAAGGTATTTTGTCAAGGCTACACTCGTGCCGGTAGACGTGAGGGTAAACTGATACCTTGTAGAATGAAAGGTTATCAGTTGGAAAATGGGACCTTTAATTGTAAGTATCATGGGTATCAAAATGTTAAAGGGTTTAGAAAACCAAACTACACAGATGAAGCTAGAATAAAACAACTAAGTAAACTACAACAATTTAGAA